CCTTGGTCATCGCCGTAACGATTTCGGCAATTGCCTTGCCGTGGTCGTCCGGGTTCTTCAGCGGGATCGGCTTGCCGTTGACCTTCACTTGCGCCACGTCGCCTGACGCATTCACGCCAAAGCGCACCGTCTGGCTGTCGGCGAAACCGAACTGGACTTCGCGGTATTCGATGCCGAGCGTCTTTTTCGTGGCCGGGTCCACGTCCACCGTCGTGACCTCCGCGCCGGCCCGCGCAAACGCGCGCTTGGCCGCCGCAATGGCCTTGTCTTTGTGCGAGAGGTTGTAGATATCGAAAATCAGGTTTTTCATTGCGTGCCTTTAAACGATTGGCGGGCCGACGCGGTTGCCGTCGCCTTGTTCCATGTGTGCGTGACCTTCCAGCGAGATATTTCCGGCCTTGATATCGCCGGTCGCGGTAATGCCGCCGTCGATCTGTGCCGATGCGCCCGAGCCGCCCGAACCCTTCATGCCGCCCTTGTAGGTGAGCAAGCCATTCACGGTCGCGTTACCGTCGATCTGCACGTCGCCGGTAATATGCGAGTTAGGCGCTTCCACGTAGGCAAGCGGCGTCTTCACATGCACCTGAGTGCCGGCGATGATTTCGAAAACGTTGTCGGCGTTGAATTGAAAGTTTGCGTGCTCGAAACGGCGCCAATCGATGCCGTTTTCCTGATTGCGCGGGCGAAAGCCGACGATCACCGGATAGCGCGTGTCGCCGCCTTCGAACGCGATCCAGACGCGGTCGCCGGGCTTGATTCGAATTTCGGTGTGCTCGGACTTGTCGCCGATGGGGTTGCACAGTTGGGCCTGCGGCATTTCGCTCGCGCCGTCGGTCAGGCCCGGCAAGCGAATGCGATAGATGCGCTGTTCGCGGTCATCGACCGTGACCGAATCGATTTCGGCGGGCATCAGTCCGATCATGAGAGCGTCCCGAGAAAGAGCCGCGTGTACTGCTCGGGACCGCCTCCGTCGCCGCCGTTCTCCGCGTGCTGGACAGCGGTCATGACGACCATCGGCACGCCGCCGACCGAAACCACGTCGCCGCCCTTGATCGACGGATTGACCTTGCCGGTGACGGTCTTGCGACGCACAAGCACGCGGCCCATGAAATTGAGCGCCCGCGCGGTCTTGCGCGGCGTGTACGCGACCGCCTGCGCGGCGTCGGTGCGCGGCGCCGAAATGAACTTGCCGTCGGGGCCGATGGAATAGAAAACCGGAATCTGTTCGGCCTTGAGCGTTTCGCTTTTGATGCCTTCGCTGTTGGCCGTGTCGATCACGTCTATCGGCACTTGCGCGAGCACGTCGCGCAGCGCCATGACCTTCAGGCCGCCTTTGCGCCACATGACGCACGCGGCTTCCTCCTGAAGCGCGCGCGCCAAGTGGAACGTCGGAATCGAGCCGATCAGGCAGGCGAACCGGCCCAACGTCAGGTCGCCCGAAACCGGCACGGTCGCGCCGCACGCGCGGTAAATGCCGGCGAGGCTCGCGTTCTGGAAAATCGCCGCCGCCGTGCGCGGCTTGCCGAGCGCTTGCAGGCCGTCGGGGTAGGCCGTCACTTCGACCGCAGAAAGCGGCTCGCGACCCTGCGGGCCGCCGCCTGCATTCAGGATCGGCACGCACTTGACGATGCGAAACGGAATCTGATTGACGGTGATAACCGCGTCGTCTTTAAAGTCGGCGGCGGTCTGTTGGGTGACGCGAATGCGCCCCTCAAACGTGAGCGGGATCGGCGCCAAGTCGGAGCGCAGCGTGGCCGATAAGACCATGTCGCCGCGCATGTCGTTGACTTGAAACATTAGCCAGCCGCACCGTGCGCGCGGCCGCGCATGTACCAGCGATACGCAAAGCCGGTGATCTGGCCGAGGCAGTGCGTGCACTGGTATTGCGTGGTGAGCACGTCTTTCGCCGTCGCGACGAAATCGTGTTGCCGGCATTCATCGAGGCGCGCGGCGTTCGCTTTCACTTGGCCGGCGATGGCGCGGGCTTCTGCGGGCGTCATCAGATAGTCTCCGGGCCGAACGTGAAAGCGAAGCGCGGCATGATTTCCTGTTCCTCGCGCACGATATCGGCCTGCACTTGATCCACGGTGCGCCCGAACACTTCGACGCCGAGCGTGCGCGACGCTTCGAGCGCGACCGCGTTCGCACGCTCCACGTAGAGCAGATAGAGCGGGCGGATCAGCGCCCATTCGCTGTTGGTGATTTCGGTCTGCGGCGTCGGGATCGCGGTCGGCTTGATCGACGGAACCTTGGGCGGCGGCGGGGCGCTCGCGCCCGGTGCCGGCCCGCCATAGACGCCGCCGTAATAGCCGATGACCGCGCCGTCGGGAAAGTCGCTCACAGGTGCGGGCGTCGCGTCCGGGTCGTCTTCGAGCGGTTCAAGGCTCGCGATGCGGCCCCAGCCGAGGTAATGCCGGGCCGCTGCGACCGCGTACAGGTCGATATCGGCATCGTCAATGACGAGGCCGAACGGCCATTGGACGGAGAACGCGAGTTCGGTGAGCTTCACGGCGCGCCTTAGAAGTTGCCCGCGATCTTTTCGCCGAAGTAATGGAAGTTCAGCGTGCCCGATACCATCGTGACCTGCGAACGGTTTTCCCAGTCGCGGTCGGGGTTGTCGAACACGAGGAAACAGTCCTGAATGACCCAGCCGCGCTTGTAGCGTTCGAGCGTGCCTTCGTAGACGCGCGCGTTGAACTTCGCCCCGGTGAGCAGAACGGAGTCGAGAAAGGCGTCCATGTCGCCGCGCTGCGTCTCGTAGAACTGAACCTGCCCTTGCTGGGCGATCTTCAGTTGTTGCGGCTGAACGGCGGTGCCGCCCATCGGTGTCGCGATTTCGATTTCGCCGGCCGGCGAGAGCGTCGGTTGCGGGAACTGTTTGCACAGCAAGCGCAGTTGTTCAAACCCGTCGATGACGAACATTGCGTCGCTCGATACGGACTTGTCGCCATTCGCTTTGAATTGGGCGTAGGACTGTTGAAGAAACTGCCCGGTATTGACGGTCATGTTCGTTGTCACCTGAGAGTGTTGGTTTCGCCAAAGCATTCTCAGGGCGTGTCATCGACCGACAGGCTCGCGTTTTCCTAGCCGCGAAAAGGCGAAAAAAAGCCCGCTCGGGAGCGGGCAAATTCCAGCAGGGTTTCAGTGCACTCCGACCGGTGTAGCGGTCGTTTTATAGGCTCGCTTGGTCCTCTCAATCTTCTTATGTGACGCGTTGCGTCTTGGCCCCGCCGCGCTAGTACAGCCCCCGTAAGCACGGAAACCAGTGTGCCAATTCGAATACGGTTTTCCTAATGGTTTTTGTGCGTTGAGTCGCAAATCACGTCGCAATGCCCCCGGTCGCGATCTGCGCGAGCCGTCGATCACGCAAGTCTTGACCGGCGAGCGTGTCATTGGATACGCGCACATCGAGCGGGGCAGGGCTACCGACCGGCTGCGGGATCGACGCGACTGCGCTCGTCGGAGCGGGCGGCGGCGCCGGCACAGCGACAGACGGGGCCGTGACCGACGGCGGCACAGCAGCGGCGACAGCGACCGTCGGCGGGGCCACAGGCGCGCCCGTCGCGGAGACAGCGCCCGGCGCAATCGAGCCGTCGGCGAGGTACTTCTGGTATTTCGAATTGCGGTCATCGAGGCCGATCAGCCCGCCGTTGATACCGCGCGTGGCGCCCTTCACGTCGCCGGCCTTCGCTGCGTCCGACAGGCCCTTTTTGCTTTGCCAATACCACGCTGCGATCTTCGCCGCGTTCGCCGGGTCCGCTGCCAGTTCCGGGTGATTCACAAGGTCAAGCCCGGTGCCGGCCGCCGCCTGCGTGTAGTTCGAGCGGCCGGTAAGCTGCGTGAAACCGCGCCCTTTGAACCGCGCGGCGTCGCCGGCTTCAGTGTTGCCGAGGTTCTTTTTGCCCCATGCGCCGCCGTACATGGCTTCGAATCGAGCGTCGCCGCCTTGATCGAGGATCGCTTGCGCCTGCGCTTCGGTCGTGATGCCGTTGCGCTTGCCGAAATTCGCCAGAAAGCCCTTGGCCTTGTAGTTCGAGCTTTCTTCAAGCGAGCGGAACCCGCCCGACTCGTGATCCATCTGCGCCATGAACATCGCGCGCTCGTTCGGATCGGTCATGCCTGCGCGGTCCATTTGCGCCACCAGTGCGGCCTTGTTGCCCTTCGAGCCGCCGCCGAACAAGCCCTTGCCGTAATCGAGCGCGTTCGATGCCGCATTCGTGAGCGGCGCGGCCATCTTGTCGAGGCGCTCCTTGCCGTAGTCCACGGCCTTGCCGGCGTATTCCTTCGCGGTATCGAGCGCGGGGCCGACGGTCTTTTCGATGGCTTCGACGGCCGGCTTCGCGGCTTCTTTCGCCGCCGCCATGCTCGCGTCGATATCGATGCCGAACTTGTCTTTAAGCCATGCCTTCGCGCCCGTAATGATGCCGTTCCATGCCTCGCCGACGGTCTTCGTGATGCCGTCGAGTTTGTCGGTGACGGTCTTCCACGAGTCTTTCACGAAGCCGGTTGCCGTGTCCCACGCGCCCGTGATCGACTTGCCGATTTCGGTCCAATCGAGTGTCGAGAGCCAGCCGCCGACTAGCTCGCCGACCTTGTCGCCAATCACGCCGCCAATCATCGCGCCGACCGGGCCGCCGCCAAAAACCGCGCCGAGGGTGCCGCCGATCAATGCGCCGATGCCGGACCCAGCGCCCGTAAAGCGGTCCTTGCGGTTCTCGTCGGCCGACTTGTTCGGATCGTCGCCGCCGAAAATCGACGCGAGCGCGGAGCCGCCAGCGAACAGCGCGCCCAGTAGCGGCAGGCGTTTAAGCAGGCCCTTGCCGCCCTTGAGCAGCCCGCCCAGCAGCCCCTTGCCACCGCCCATCAGGCCGCCCAGCAGATTGCCCGCGCCGCCCATGACCGAGCCGAGCAGGCCGCCGCCCTTCGCGCCGCCGCCGCCCGTCTTGCGCTCGATATCGCGCAGCAGCCGGGTTTCAGCGAGGCCGAAGCCGCTTGCGTCTTCGCGCGTCGCCTTGAGCACGCCGAAAATCTTGCGATACCACGGATTAGCGCCGTCCTTCGGCGCCCGGAAGCCGCGCCCGATGACCGCCTTGCCGACGTTGCCGACGGCCGCGAGCGGCCCGCCCACGATGCGCGCGACTTCCTTCGATGCTTCGATGGTCGGATCGACCTTTTCGAAATCGCCCACGTCGGCGGCCGTGCCGCCCCGGCTGAAAATGCCTTTCATGCGCGAGAGCAGGCCCGCGCCGCCGTCATCGCGCGTGCCGCCCGCGCCGCCCGAGCCGAAGCGCCCGCGCGCGTCGCGCGTCTGGCTCGCCGTGCTGCCCGCCGCGCCGCCCGCGACCTTCTCGCCGGTACGGCTCTCGCGAGACTTGCGCTCGCGCGCCTCTGCGGCGTGCTGCGTGGCCTGTTGCCGGGTGAGCGAGTTGACCGCGCGCGCGACTTCGGTTTCAGACGTGCGCGGCCGTGCGGTGAAGCGCCCGCGTGCGTCGCGCGGGAGAGCAGGGGCCGCGACGACGTTGGCCGAACCCGCGCGCGAGCGAGAGGCCGCCGCCGCACGAGAACCGCCGCCAGCGGCTTGCTGCGGGTTGCCGCTTGCATTGGGGTTGCCGACCTTTTGGCGGCGCAGCGTCGCCGCTTTCTGGCCGTTCCTGAGCAGCGACAGGATCGCGCTCGTATCGGCGTGCACCGCCTCAATGCCGTGCGTCAGGTCGCGCACGTCGAGGGACTTGTCCGCAATCAGGAACCCGCGCGAATCAGACTTGATCGTCATTGTTGCTCAAACATGAAAGTGTCGAATTGGCTGAACGTCATCTGGATTTCCTGCAAACCGTTCTCCGTGCGCGACAGTTCGGTTTCCAGCGACGCCGGTCGCATGATGAATCTCTGCTCGAACCCGCCGTACTTCTGCATGACCTCGTCATTGATCGCGGCATGCAGGATGCGGATACAGACGATGTAGTCGGCCGGCACGCCAAACGTGCCGTCTTGATTGGCAACAAGGTTCACGCGCGTCTCGAACCAGCGTTTCATCGAGCCGTAGGCGTCGTCGTAGGTCGTGATGCGCAGTTCAGTGCGCTCGGTGCCGTGCACGCGGTCCATGTTCGCGGAGCCAATCGCCTGCGCCTCGCCCGTCACCGTGTAGGGACTCAGCGACACGTTCGTCGCGAACAGGTTGAACAGGCCGGAAATCTTTTGCTGGGTGCCGCCTTGGCTCGGGAAGTAATCGAGCACTTCGAGAAAGAACAGGTTCTTTTTCGCGTAGTTCGTCGCCTGCACGTCGGCGATGATCTGTTGCGCGGCGAACGGCGTGATGCCGCCCATCAGCGGGTTGTCCATCGAGTTGAACAGCAGGCCCGCCGTTTCGGGCGTCATCAGCGTGCCGAGCTTGCGACCCACGTCCGTCTCGCGCAGCGCCGCGAGGCCCGCGCCGACCACGTCACCGCGCAGCAGGTTCGAGAGCGCGCCCGATGCCTGCGGGGCGTACTTCCCGACGACGTTTTTCGCGAGCGCTTGGCCGGCGCCCAGCACGCTAAAGCCCTTGATCGCGCCCGTCACCGCGCTCGATACCTGCGAGCTAACGCGCTGGGTCACTTCATCGAAAATCGACATTAGGCGGCTTCCTCGTCGGTTTCGACCACGTCGGCGCCGCCGTTCAATTCGGGCTTGATGCCAAAGCCGCCGCCCCCGCCGCCGTCAGCGCCGCCGCCGCCAAAGCCGCCGCCCGCGTCCGCCTGCGCCTGTTCGGCCGCCTCAATGGCGCCGACGAGCGACTTGGCAATCATCGCGGCTTGATCCTCGTCCATCAGCATGACTTTCGAGAGGATTTCGACAATGGTCTTTTCGTCCTTGATGCCGAGTTGCTTGATGCCATCGAGCGTTTGCACGAGCAGCATGCCGGTGTTCATCGCTTCGGCCTTTGTCTTCTGCTTCTCGCTTTCGAGTGCGGAAATCGTGCCGTAGAAATTCAGTTCCCACGGCCGCTCGTCGGCCGGGAACACGACGCCGTACTTGTAGTACGTGTGCACGTCGATGATCGAATTGAAAAAGTCCGTGAGGCCCACGCGGATCAGGCGCGAGCGTTCGGCCGCCTGCGCGCTCGTGCGGAAAAAGCCGCCGTCACCCAAGCCCCCGGATAGCAGTTCGGAGAACCCGAGCATTGAGAGATCGACGCCGAGCGCGCCCGCGAGCAGCTTCGCGTAAAAGAGCACGTCTTCAATCGTGAGCGTGCCGGACTGGCCGCGCCCGCCGCCCGTTGCAAGCGACCCATTCACGGCGGTCAGTTGCTTGTCGCCCCACGTCGGGATCAGGTGGTAGATGCGTTCGAGAACAGGCTTGCCGGACCTGATCGCCCGTTCCGCGCGCGCCTTGCTCTCCTTGAGCATCTTTTTCATGTTCGCCATGAATTCGCCGCGCTGCTCTTTGGTCATGCCGTCCATGTTGACGGTCATCATCGATTCATCGATGGAATCGAGCACGCGCTGACCGACCAAGCCGACCATTGCGGTCGTGAGCGAGTCGTAGGGCGTTTCGGCCGCGTCGAGAAACGAGCCGCCGACAAGCGAGGGCATGAGCGGCAGGGCGTTGATATCGTCGGTGCCGAGCGCGACTTTGATCGCTTTTTCGAGCGCGCGAATCTGCGGCAGGTAGACCATGCGCGGCATTTTCATGCGAGCCATTTGATGCAGGGAAAGCCGCTCCGTCGATTTCGGGCCGCTCGCCGCGACGAAGCCCATTGTCTGGTTGCCGCGCTCGTAGGCGGTAATCATCGACGGATGCACCAGTTCATCGACGTACACGTCCACGACGCCGTTTTTGCCGTCCGTGTAGATGCGCCCGTAGGCGTCACCGAACCCGGCGCCGTTGAAGGCCACGGTATAGGCGATGCGGTTGAACAGGGGCGCGAGGTCTTTGGCGATTTCCTTCGCCATCTTCTCGCCGGCCGCGTTTTTGGTTGCTTCGGAGCGCGGCTCGATGAAAACCACGTCGCCGGACGTTTCGTGTCCGCCCAGTGCGGCGGTGACGTGCAGGCGAAGGGCGGTCGAGATGATCGGGTCGCCGACCATTTCGATGTATTTGAAATAAATCTGCATCCGGTTTCGCGCGGCGCGCTTGCCGTTGCCGAGCAGCATCGAGACGGTCAGGCCGTCGGTTTGGGCGTCGGTCGCCTCAGTTTCGGTAATCTGGCTTGCGTCCGCGCCTTTGCCGAGCAGCTTCGACAGGAAGCCCTTGAACTTGCGCGAATTGTCGGTTGTGGTTGGCATGGCGTGAGGCAGGATATGAACAGCGTCCATGATCGCCGCTCCTATCCTGCCGACCGCCTTGCGTTTTCCTCGTCGGAACTGTCGCCTAATTGGTGCCGCTATGCTTCGCGCGAGACTTCAATGCTCTGCACGCCGCTCAGTTGGTACTCGTGCACGAGCTTGCGCCACGCGGTGCGCTCGTCAGGTGCATTGATGATAGGGGCGAAGTTGCCGCCCTTGGATTCGATCATGAAAATGAATGTGCCGACGGCGGGCGTAACGGGTGCGGCGACGTGCTCGGGCAAGGCGCGGTCCATATCGATTTTTCCTTATTGTTGTAGGAGCGCCATCATTGTTAGCTCGAACCCTAAACGTAAGTCGGTCATCGCACATAGTGCCGGATCGCGTCTTACCGTGCCTTACTCCGCGAGCTTGAGCGGTTCATCGGTCTGCGACACGCCGAGCGCGGCAAGGCCGGCGCGATGCACGGTCGCCACGTAGTACGCGTTGATTTCGGTCTTGGCCTTTTCGACGGTCGTTTCCATGTGCTCGCCAAACTGATCGAGCACGAAGGGCAGGGAACCCGTCAGGCGCGCCTCGATGCTATTCGCGCGCTTGGTCAGTTCGTCCTTTTGCTTCTGGCTCACCTTCAGGTCCGCGACGCTCGCACGCAATTCCTCGATGGCATCGAGCGCATGCTTGCACGCCTCGCGGGCCTCGTCCTTGAACTGGTCGCGACGGCTGGGCGGCGTCGGCAGTTCGGGAATCTCGTCCATGCCATGCAGGCGGCGAAGCGTGCATTGCGTGCCGCTGCCGACGTTCAGACTCGATACGAACGAGGCCCATTGCGCTTCGCTCAGGTCAATCTCAAGGTACGGGCGAACGTCCGCGTGGACCCAGTCATTTGACAGGTCGCGGCGCACAGAGCTTTTCGCGACGCGGATGCGCACGAAGTTCTGATGCGTGAAGTCCGAGCCGTAGAGCACGGCAGAGCCGCTCACGCGGTTCGCGGAAACCTGCGCATAGGCCGGGTGCTCGTAGCGCAGCGCGGTCTTGCCGCCCGCCCACGGTTCTTCGGTGACGGTCGGTTCTTGGATTGGGTTGCGTGGCATTGTTTATCCTTGTTGCAGTTGTTTGCGTGCCGCCTCAATCAAGTCCTGCGCGAATTCCAGAGCTTCGAGCGGAGTCAGGTGCAGCCTGAGCGCGCGGCGGTCTTCGCCGGGCATCGGGCGAAATTCGACGCACATGCCGAGCGCGAAGTCCATGCGTCCCTGCTGGACCACCGGGAACGTTTCTACCAGCGGCGCCGCCTTCAGGTTGAACTTTTCGTCAATTCTCATTCGCCCGGCTCCTTGTCCAGTTCGTTCCATGCGTCCTGCACGTCTTCGCCATCGAGCAGTTCTTCGACTTCGAGCGCTTCGGGAAAGAAGTCCAGCGACAGGTCAGAAACGCTTTCGGGGAACTGTTCGAGCGTGTCTAGCCATGCCTTGGCCGCTTCGCCCTTCTCGCCTTCCTGCCACTTCTCCGAGCGCTCGTCGTATTCGTCTTCCAGTTCGCGATGCACGTCCGCGATATGCCCGCGCAGGGCTTCGGCGGCTTCGTTATACGCGTCGATGGACTCTTGCAGCGTCGCACGCGCGGCGGCGAGCGCGGTGTTGAACACGAGGACCGCGTCTTCCACCTTCGTGCGTTCATCGTAGATCGCGGTGATTTCCTGTTCGACGCGCGCGATTTCCGTTGCTTTGATTTTGAATGCCATGATGGGTCCGGTTGGTCGTTATCTGCTGATCGTGACGAATTCGCTCAGGGAGCAGCGCAGCGACTTATCCCGCCCGGTTTCGTCGGTGTATTCGACAACCGTTTCTTCGCGGCTGTTGCCGGTGCTGAAGCCGTAGACACGCCCCGCGTGATCGCCGACCAAGGTGTCGCCGACCTTCAGGTTTTTAACCATCACGTCTTTCGTGCCCTTCAGCACCTTGCGCGCCGTGCGAACCGCGCCGCAGTCGGGCAGTTCGAGCGACAGCAGGCGCTCAAGCGATTCCTCCAAGTCCGCGATACGCGCGTCGCGCCGTTCGATGGCGGCGTTTGCGAGCGCCAGTGACTTTTGTTCTGCTTCTCTCAGTGCGTCCATGATGGGTCCAAGGTGAGGCCCGGCGCGCGGCCGGGCGGGGTTCATTTCTCGTCAATCCAGATTTCGAGGCTGTCCATGCGGCCTTCGAAGCTGGCGGCGTAGATTTGCAGATCGGTGCCAATTTCTGCCCGCTTTTGAGTGCCGTCCGCTGCGCGAAAGAACAGTGCGAGCGGCAGGTTGTCGTCATAGGCGGACAGGGCTTTTTTCAGATCGCCCGCTGTCTTGATCGTGGTTGCCATGTGGTTTCCTTGTTAGTCGGCCTGATGATTGAACCAGTCTTGCGCCGTGAGTTCAGGGAACGCGCCCGCTTCGGCGTGGTCGGCGAACCAGTCGTATTCGTCATCGACCGCCGCCTTTGCATCGACCGGGGTCATGCCGAGGCGAACTAGCTCGTGTTCGACCTTGCGGAGAAATTCGGGGATCGTGCGCGCCATGTCAGCTTGCGTATCCGGGCGAGAGGCCGCGTTCGGCGCGGGCTTCGTCGGCGATGCTGTTGCTTCCCCACAGGTCAGCGAGCGACGGTTGCACCGCTGCATTCGGGTCCGCCGTCAGGAAATCGTCGCGGTAGATCACGGCGAACTGCGCGATTTCGATGGTGACGCCCACTTCGGCCACGAAGTAGTCTTGCAGTTCTTCATCCGTGCTCGTCTCGTCGTTCGCAAGCGAGGCTTCCATCGCTTCCCACTGCATCTTAGTGACTTCCATGTGTGCTCCCTTCGTTGCGCCCGGCGCGAACCGGGCGGGATTGTCAGTGAAGCGCCGCGAACAGTTCATCGAACATTTCTTCGGCGTCGTGCTCGTTCTCGATTTCGGTGATGCGGTCGTAGTACGCGTGACCGGTCGGAACGTCAAAGCAATCGCCGCCGACCATGCCGACGCGCA